TCCCTCACCGTTTTTACGAGAACCGGCTTGGCCGACGTATACAACCAGATCATCCGATATATCAGAAACTCCGAACAGAAAATATACGCCGCTTTTCTTGAAATCCGGTCGATCCTTGCATTCTTCCAGAAGAGTTCGCGGGACTTTATAGGAAATACCGGTCCAGTTGGCAAGGGTACATTTCACACGACCTTTTGCAACACCGTCCATTAAAAAATATTTTATGTTCTTGCCCATTTTGATACATCCTTATTTACAACATTTTCTGTACAAATTATATACAATATCTGCCTTTTTGTCAATATTGGAGAGGAGGTGAATCCTATAAACATACATATCTATGCGCAGAATAGTACTTTAGCGTTTATGATCCCACATGTTTTGTTAGCATCCTTGACGGATAGATTATCCGGTGAACGTACCTTATCCTTCTCAACGCTGACATCCCGTTCTGCCTCTCTCACTCCCGGAATGATTGCCGAACTCGACGGACAGTATTACAACATTGTCCGTGTATCCAAGCAAATCACAGATGGATTTCCCATAACCACAGCGGAATGCGAACACATCTCCTATCTGCTGAACGATGAGAAATACAACCTCGTTACTTTCGTTTTTGAAGGTACACCGTTAGAGGGTCTTCACGAACTTCTCGATGACACCCCATTCTCCCTTGGAGTTTGCGAGGCAACCGGACGGATCGAATGTTACTTCACCGAAGGCACGCTCAACCGCCGGAATGCGCTCATGAGGTTCATCGATGCCTGCGGATGTGAGGTAGAATACGATGGCTACAGGATCAACCTCCGCAAGCATCGCGGCAGCACAGTCCGCAAAGTTCTCATGGATGGCGAAAACGTGACCAATCTGTCCGTCACCATCGACTCACGAGAGAATATCGCGTCCTACTCGATTTCGCTGTTCAAGATGGCTGATCTGCAGGCGGGGGACGAGGTGAATATCACCTACACGCCGATGGGGATCAACGTCAACACCCGCATCGTCAGCATTACATACAATCCGTTTTACCGTTATACCGTGCAGATCGAGGTCGGCGATTATGTTCCGAATCTGATGACATCCACGGCAACGAAGCTTGACCGCATCAAGCAGGAATTCCGTGCGGCGGATGGTGAACTCCGCTCGACCATCGAAACTGTGGAAGGAGGTATGTCCGAGCTACGGCAGACGGTGTCCGGGTTCGATCTGCGTATTGCCAATGCAGAAGGAGCGGTATCGGAACTTTCACTGACGCTTGGAGGATTCGAGACACGCATCACCAATGCCGAAGGTGCTGTGGCGGATTTGTCACTTACCGTGGGCGGGTTCAGCACCAGAATCGAATCTGTGGAAGGCAATCTGGCAGATCTGTCCCTGACGGTGAACGGATTCAACACACGAATCGAGAATACCGAAGGCTCCATCTCAACCCTCTCTCAAAGCCTGACCTCCATCACCACCCGAGTGGAGAATGCGGAAGGTTCGATTTCCACGGTTTCGCAGACAGCCGACAAGGTGAACTGGCTCATTGCAAGCGGTACTTCTGCCTCCAACTTCACGATGACCGACCGTGCGGTGAGTCTCGTGGCAGACAGGATTGATCTATCCGGTTATGTTACGATTACCTCACTGAAAACTGCCGGAAGCACCACGATCAACGGTTCCAACATCACCACAGGCACGATCTCCGCTGACCGGATTGATGCCTCTACCTTGAAGGTTTCCCGTATGTATGCCGGTTCGACCGTGAATGTGGCGATCACATCCTCCGGTACGGAAACTTTGTACATCGGCGGGGACGGAACATGGAACTACAAGTATCTCAAAATCTTTGCCGACACGATCCAGTTCATGCAGTTCAGTGCGGGAAGCACGTCCATGCTCGTGATGGACATCGGAAACCAGAGTTTTCGTCCCAATGCGGACAACTTCTGGGACCTCGGCAACGTGAACTACGGTTTTGGCACGCTGTATGTGACCAATATTTCCTGCAAAGGCTCGACCGGCACCTGCGGCTCGACTTCGTATCCTTTTGCGGAAGGATTCATCAAAAAGCTGTATCTCGGGACATCCTGCTACCTTTCGGCAAGCGGATCGTCTCTTTGCGTGAACGGTACGGCGATTGGCGGGGAGAGTAAGGTTTCAAAACTTTATGTCTCGTCAACCACCCATTATGCCGAACTGAACAGCAGTTACGCTTTCCTGCCGAGTACCACGGTGTATGATTTCACGCTTGGCTCTTCCTCTTATCCTTGGAAGAAAGCCTATATCACGGAACTGTATCTCAACGGCACGAAGTTCACTCCATCGAACGTGGACACAAGCAAAATCGCGTACTCCAGTTCGATTTACGCTTCGATGAACTCATCCAAGCAGTTCATTCCCGCCGCAAGTACCGGTTATTACCTCGGCAACTCCACCTATCCGTGGCAGTATGCCTATGTCACCAACCTCTACATCAACGGCACGAAGTTCGATCCATCGGCATCGTCCGGGGGACAGTGATCTGACCGGAAATGATGTTAAACTCGGCGGGAACAGTTCGTATTACATCATCTGCAATACGTCTCGCGAGCTGCGCCCGAACAGTACATCCACCTATTATCCTTTCTATCTGGGTACTTCATCCTATTACTGGCACTACGCCTACATTGGTTCCAATACGGTGTCTATCGGAAGCAGCAAATCCTCGAAACTCGGCTTCTTCGGCACGACTCCTATTATAAAGCAGACTCTCTCCACCTCGTCCAACAACATGAGCTACACCAGTGCGACCTCGTCGAACTACCTCTATGTACTGAACAATCTGGTGGGCATTCTCAAAAACAAATACGGCCTCATAGCCTGAAACGGAGGAAACATGAAAGTAACACTCAAAACCATCGTTCTCGCCATCCCCGCGCTGTCGAAACTGGCTGCGGAGGATATTCGTCTTCAGCTTGCATATCGTCTGAAGAAAAACATCGCCGAACTCCAGCGGGAAGCGGATTTCTTCGGCGAACAGCGGATTAAGATTCTGGAGAAATACGGCACTGCGGATGAATCCGGCAACTACACCTTTGAAGGGGATAACGAGCAGTCCGCCATCGCGGAACTGGACGAGCTTCTCGATCTGGAAGTCGAGCCGGTGATTGATGTTATTGATATTCCTATCACTGAAGGCATCAAACTCTCCGTCAATGACATTGGCTATCTTGAACCCTTCATCAATTTCATCGAGGAATCCTGATGCTCACTGAGCATTACAAAACATCAAATTCACGGAGGTATAAACTCATGAAAGAAATCTGGAACAGCATTCAGATGGCATTCACGGCAATCGGCGGATTCTTTGGCTGGTTCCTTGGAGGCGTGGACGGTTTTCTCCATGTTCTCCTTGTTTTCGTCGTGATCGACTATATCACAGGCGTCATGTGCGCCATTTATGACCACGATCTTTCTTCTGAAATCGGTTTCAAGGGAATCAGTCAGAAGGTTCTGATCTTTCTCATGGTCGGTCTGGGCACGCTTCTTGACAGCTATATTCTCGGTGACAGCTATGCGCTGAGGACTGCGATCACCTTCTTCTATATTTCCAACGAAGGAATCTCCATTCTGGAAAACGCAGTTCACCTCGGCCTTCCGGTGCCGGAAAAGCTGAAGCAGGTTCTGGCGCTCCTTCACAAAAATTCGGAATCCGAGAAAAAAGAGGACAACAAAGATGAAACTGAATAAGCAGTATCTGACAAAAAACGAATGCTATGTGGTAGGCAACAAGCAGGAAATCCGCGGTATCATGGTGCATTCCACGGGATGTAATAACACGAGTGTTTCATCCTACCTGAACCATTGGAACCAGCTTCGTCCGGGCGGCAGGCAGGTCTGTGTTCACGCTTTTGTCGGGAAGCTGCCTTACGGTTCTGTAGGCACATATCAGACCCTGCCGTGGGACATGGTCGGCTGGCACAGCGGTCAGGGTGCGAATGGAAATGCAAACTTCATGGGATATATCGGGTTTGAAATCTGCGAAGATGATTTGACTGACAAAGCTTATTTCGATCAGGTGTACCGGGAAGCGGTGGAACTGTGTGCGTATCTCTGTCAGCTGTATTCTCTGACGGAGCAGGATATCATCTGCCACAGCGAAGGTCATGCCATGGGAATTGCGTCCAATCATGCGGATGTGATGCACTGGTTCCCGAAGTTCGGTAAATCCATGGATACATTCCGAGAGGATGTAAGGAAGCAGCTTGTATCCCGAACCTGCGATAATACGCCTGCGGACTGGGCCGTGGATGCGGTCAGCTGGGCGATTGAGAATGATCTCCTGAAAGGCAATGATCTGGGTGATCTCATGCTGCGCAGTCCGATTACCAGAGAGCAGTTCTGCGTGATGCTGAAGCGGTATCATGAGCTGACAAAAATCTAATCCAAATCAAAAAAGGCTGTTGCATTCCGGAAAATTCATCCGTCATGTGACAGCCTCTTTGGAAATATATATATATATAATCAGTCAGTTCATGTCGTCTTCTTCATCTTCTTCAAAGAAGAAGATCTCTTCCACGGTGACACCAAATACATGAGCGATATCCATTGCCAGTTTCAGAGAGGGATTATATTTCCCGTTTTCAAGCTTACCGATTGTTTCGCGACGAACTCCTACCAGTTCTGCCAATTCCGCTTGCTGCATATTTTTCAGTTTTCGGTATTCATACATTTTTGTCTTCAAAACTGACATATCAAGAATTCTCCAATTTCAGAAAAGCGATTCCGGTAACAAGATTGTGTATTCCAACAAGCAGATACATAAATGAAGGCAGAAACTTTGACCAATCAATATTTAAAAATCCCTTGTCCAAAGATATGAAAAGTACTGCTGTAATTGCAATATTTAAGATGGAATGAAGTATGTCTGATGAAACAGCTTTGGCTTTAATATGATTTTCGTGTGCCATTTCATCATAATTATTCTGAGATGTAAAAAAGGATACTAACATTGAAATTACAACAAGAAGCATGGCGAAACAAACGAAAACAGAAGAAATCAACTGTTCAAATAAGAATAGACCTGATATTAGTACCTCTAATACTCCGATGATAATATATCGGATTACAAACAAGGTTTTGATATCTGAGAGTAGATTTTTCATATTGGTCGCCCCTTAATGTGATGTATTTATCTCTTTTGTGATAATTATATCACATCCTTTGTTAAGTGTCAAGTAGTTATCAGAAGTCAAATAGAATATATCTGTCTTACAATTTGTTTAATCGATCAACTCCATTGTGATTTTTACAGGGATCATACAAAACGGAATAACACCAACAAGCTCATCGGAATTTTTATCCGGTGGGCTTTATTTTTTTGCCCGGATTGCGGACCATTTTGCACTCAAACCTCCAGTGTGCTGTGAACAAATATCAGGAGGTTTCATATGTACACCGAAAAAGACACAAACGCCCCTTCCCCTTCGCCCGAAGAAAAGATGCAGAACGAATACAACTATGTCCTCGCACAGCAGCTCACAAAACGGCTTCTTGAAGCGGGACTCATCACCAAGGATGAATTCAACAAAATCACGGCGAAAAACCGCGAATCTTTCTCCCCTTTACTCGGCAGAATTATGCCGAAACTGACTTGATAATATCGCACTACAGAGGTAATATGTATGACTGATGAGGGGAGGTATCGTTATGCCGAAGGTTACGGCGATTCAGACAAACAGCCGGAGCAATCGTAAAAAACTCCGTGTTGCGGCTTACTGCCGGGTGTCCACGGATTCCGAAGCACAGCTGGAAAGTCTGGAGACACAGATGGCGCATTATGAGAAGTATATCAATGACCATTCGGGCTGGGAGTACGTGGGGCTATACTACGACGAAGGTCTGAGCGGGACAAAGATGGCGAACCGGGATGCTTTGCTTCAGCTTCTGGCTGACTGTGAGGAGAGGAAAATCGACTTCATCGTCACAAAATCCATCAGCCGGTTCAGCCGGAACACGACCGAATGCCTGCAAATGGTGCGGAAACTGCTTTCTCTGAATGTTCCGGTTTACTTTGAGAAGGAAGAGATCAGTACTGCCGCCATGGGAAGCGAGCTGTATCTCACGCTGTACAGTACGCTGGCTGAGAACGAATCCAAATCTCTGGCGCAGAACGTGACATGGTCTGCCCAGAAGCGGTTTCAGAACGGGACTTACAAAACAAGCAGTGCCCCTTATGGGTATGTATGGAACGGTGAAGATCTTGTCATCCATCCTGAACAGGCGGAAGTGGTGCGGATGATTTTTGCGGAAGCTCTGACGGGCAACGGCTCGTACCGCATTGCGAAAAAACTGAACGAGCTCGGCATTCCTTCCGCACGGGGTGGGCTTTGGTCGGACAGTTCGGTGAAAGGGATTCTGTCAAACGAACGATACACCGGAGATGTGCTACTGCAGAAAACGTATACGGATGACGATTTCAACCGCCACAGCAATCACGGCGAGAAGGATCAGTACATCATCCCGGATCACCATGAGGCAATCGTCAGCCGTGAGGATTTCGATGTTGCCGCAGAGATTATTGCACAGCATTCCAGAGAAATAAGGATAGAAAAAGGCTCCGGCAAGTACCAGAACCGATATGCATTTTCGGGAAAAATCATCTGCGGTGAGTGCGGTGACACATTCAAGCGGAGGCATCACAAAAACAGGGATTTCAAATATCCTGCATGGTGCTGCAACACTCATCTGACGGACAAGGATAAGTGCTCCATGCTGTACATCCGGGACGATGCACTTCAGCTTGCCTTTGCGACCATGATGAACAAGCTGATTTTCGCCCACAACATGATCCTGAAATCATATCTTGCGGGTCTGCGGAATTCTCCCGATGATCCGAAGGCAAAGCGGATTCAGGAACTGCACGAGCTGCTTTATAGAAACACCGAACAGCGTGAGACATTATCGAAAATCCGATCACAGGGATACATCGATCAGGTCGTTTACAACAAAGAGATCAACGAACTGATGACACAGGCGCAGGAGTATCGCAGTGAAATCACCGTGCTGACTCAGGCGGCAGGAAAATCGTTGGTGATCAGTGAAACGACGGAACTTCTCAAATTCACAGAAAGTGCGGAAATGCTCACAGAATTCGATGAAACATTGTTTGAGAGATTCGTGAACCGAATTGTAGTTTTCAAGCGTGATGAGATCGGATTTGAATTGAAATGCGGGCTTACACTGAGAGAAAGGTTGGGGTGAAATGAGCCATATTCCATTCGGATATAAGATCGAAAACGGCAAAGCGGTGATTGATGGATCTGCTGCCGAACAGGTGCGGGATTTTTTCCGGAACTATCTGTCCGGTATGACACTGGTGACTGCCGCAAAGGAAGCCGGAATCGAAACTTACCATGCAACGGCAGGCTTAATGCTTGCGAACAGCAAATACCTCGGGGATGATTTCTACCCTTCGATCATTGATGAAGCAACCTTCAAGTTGGCACAGAAAGAGCGCAGAAAACGTGCAAAAAAACTGGGACGGGATCACTTTGTTTCCGAAATTCCCGTTCTTGAAGTCCCAACGGAATTTGAAATGCGAAAAGCAGCAAAGCATTACGACAATCCCGCAGAACAGGCGGAATACCTTTACACTTTGATAGAAAGCGAGATTTGATATGGCAAGCATCACAGTGATTCCCGCCAGACGGCAGGTCGGGAACAACCTCACAACAAATGAGCCGCCGAAGCTCCGTGTCGCAGCGTACTGCCGTGTCAGTACAGACAGCGATGAGCAGGCACTCAGCTATGAGGCACAGATTGCACATTACACCGAATACATCAGCAAAAATCCGGACTGGGTTCTGGCGGAAATATTCGCGGATGACGGGATTTCCGGCACGAACACAGTCAAGCGAACCGAGTTCAACCGCATGATCGACGAGTGCATGGCGGGCAAAATCGACATGGTCATCACAAAGTCCATCAGCCGGTTTGCGCGGAATACCATTGACTGTCTGAACTACATACGCAAGCTGAAAGAGAAAAACATCCCCGTGGTGTTCGAGAAGGAGAACATCAACACGATGGATGCTTCGGGGGAAGTTTTGCTGACGATCATGGCTTCTCTTGCACAGCAGGAGAGCCAGTCCCTCTCGCAGAACGTGCGGCTAGGTCTGCAGTTCCGATACCAGAACGGCAAGGTGAATGTCAACACCAAGCGGTTTCTCGGATACACAAAGGGATCGGATGGAAACCTGGTCATCGATCCGGAAGAGGCGGAGGTGGTCAAGCGGATCTACCGGGAATACCTTGAAGGCAGGAGTATCGGGCAGATCTGCAAGGGTCTTGAGAGGGACGGAATCCTCACCGGTGCAGGCGGGACACGCTGGCACAGCAGTACGGTGAACAAGATCCTGCGGAATGAGAAATATATCGGGGATGCGCTCCTGCAGAAGACGTATACGGTGGATTACCTCTCGAAGAAACGGGTGAAAAACAACGGTGCGATTCAGTAGTATTATGTGGAAGGCAATCACGAAGCAATCATTCCGAAAGACCTGTTCATGCTGGTGCAGGACGAGCTGGTGCGCCGCAAGCTCATCCATTCCACACCGAAGAGCGAACGGAACTATGGCTACAGTTCCAATAACTGCCTGTCGCAGATCGTTTACTGCGGCGAGTGCGGAGAGATTTACCGTAGAATTCACTGGAACAACCGTGGTGTCAAGTCCATTGTCTGGCGGTGCGTGAGCCGGCTGGAGAATTCCGGTGTGTCCTGCCATTCGCGGACTGTAAACGAGGTGAATCTGCACGGTGCGATCACACAGGCGCTGAATCAGATGCTTGGGAATAAGGATGAGGTGAGCGCCACCTTGCAGAAGAACATCATGGACGTGGTGAAGGATTCCACAGCGGCAAGCACTGAGGATATCGACAGCCGGATGGAAAAACTGCAGCAGGAACTGGTGGACAAGGCGCATCAGCAGAAGGATTACGATGGGATTGTGGACGAAATCATCCGGCTGAGAGAACTGAAAGAGCAGTCGCAGAAAGATGTGGTTCTGCGGGACGAGATGATCCGGCGGATCACGGAACTGCAGGATTTTCTGCGGCATCAGCCGGGGGAATTGGTGGACTTTGATGAGGCTCTGGTACGGAGGCTTGTGGCGAAGGTGGTGATCTGGGATGAGCGGATTGAGGTGGAGCTGCGGTCGGGCGTGACGGTGGATGTGGAGGGATGA